CGCCATCTACTAGCACTGTTCCTAGTATACGTCCAAACTTGCCTTTTTCATTATCTACTACAGTTTGCACAATTATCTCTTCACCTTTAATATTTTCATACAGCCAATCTTTTGCAAGTAAGCCGTATGCTTTTTCTTCTAAGTCTCTGGTTCTGCTCTCTGGTGTATCTATTCCTAACATACGCACTCTGCCTTCTAATAGTACATCGAATCCTAAGTCTAGTATACAGTCAAATGTGTCTCCGTCAACTACTTTTGTTATTTGTTTAACCCTAAAGTTATATAGTTCGATTTCACTCATTGTTACTCCTCTACAGAGTATTTATTAGCAACTCCTCTACTTTACGGTATCCTACTAGTAAATCTCCCGAATCATTACGAAATAGATCTTTATCAAAACTTTCATTTTGTTTATTCCACAATCGCATTGTATCAGGACAAATTTCATCTGCAAGTAATAATTTTCCTTCCTTGTCTAATCCAAACTCTAATTTAAAATCTACCAACTGTAGTTCTACTCTGCGAAACAACTGTGTCAGTATGTTGTTAATTGTTATGCTTGTTTCTCTCATATGATTGAGTGTTACAATATCTGTAATACCCAAGCCCACAATAGCATCATCACAGATTGGAGGATCAGCTAGTGCATCATCTTTTACACACCATTCTACTACAACATTTTTTAGTGTAGTACCAACGTCAACGCCATATCGTTTGCAAAATGTTCCTGCCGCTCTATTGCGAACAACAACTTCAATTGGTATAATATCTAACTTGTAACATTCGTGTTCGTGTTCTCCGTTAGTTTTTATGAAATGTGTATCTATTCCAAATGTATGTAAATGTTCAAACAACTTGGCACTGATGCTTGCATTTAATTTGCCTTTGCCTTCAAACACTGCTTCCTTGGCTCTATTGCCAGCAGTTGCATCATCTTTAAAAAACATCATTACTGTGTCGTCAGTATACTTGAATACCTTTTTGGCTTTACCTTCGTATAATAACATACTGTTAATGTCTCCTTGCATTTAAACTTTCCTTTATGTCATGAGCAGTAAACACTGGGTCAACTGCATTGGTAATAGTTCGACCAATTATAAGATAGTCTGCACCCATGGCTTTCGCTTCCATTGGTGTTACTGTTCTATTTTGACCTGGATTCATACCTATGCCAGGACATATTTTTTTGTACCTATGCAATCCATATAAACTTAGTTCTGCTTCTGCTACTTTTTCTAAATCCACTGGACTACAAACAATGCCCTTCATTACATTTTGAGCTCGCTTCATATTATCTTCCCATAGGCTTTTTGTAGCACTAGGAACATAGTTTAGTATATCTAATAGATCACTACCACTCCAACTTGTCAAGTAGGTTACTCCGCATATCATAATACTTTCTGAGAATTCTTCTATTGCATCAAATGTTGCAAGATTATTCAAGGTGCTAACAGTGGTCATTGTTGCACCTTTATCTACTATTTTTTGTAGTACTGTTTTTACTGTGTTTGGTGTGTCCCAGAGTTTACAATCAACAAACAATTCACCTGCATCTGTATAGTCTTTTATGTAAACACTTTGACTCCATAGTGCATGATTAATTTTAAATCCATCTACAACTCCTCTGAGCTTTGCACACATTTCAAGTGCATCTAAAGGATTTTCATAATCAAGTGCTACTATTATCTTTGACATCTGTCTCCATCGCCCTTTTTAACAGTGATTTAAATTCTCGCAAAACCATTAAACAGTTTGGCATGTCTTTTCTGTATGCTAGCCAGTAGGGCTTATAATTTAATCCATTGGAATGATTATCAGCACCCATGAGAGTTTCTTGCCAACTCTTTTCTAATTCTTCTAGTCTTTTAATATCGTAAATCAATCGCCTTCTCCCGGTTTTTCAATTAAAAATTTACCTTTTTTACCTTCATATCCCATCTCAGGATTGAAACTATCTGCATCTAGCATCGGATCTTTTTGACTTGTTAGTACGGGCCATGCATCATCACCAGTACTGTGTTTTGTATTAATGTTTAACCATTGTTCTAAATAAGGTGTCATTTCTGTATCTGGAAAAATTGCTTTTGCTGGACACTCAGGTTCACAAACACCACAGTCGATACACTCATCAGGATTGATGACCAACATATTTTCGCCTTCATAGAAACAATCAACTGGACAAACTTCAACACAATCTGTATACTTGCACTTAACACATGCGTCACCTACTATGTATGTCATTACTGTGCATTCATTATTTCGTTAACTATCAGTTCCTTTTTCTGGCGGCGGTCTACTTCTAAACCAAGTTCACTTTTTGCTAGATCTTCGAGTTGTACTTTAGTCATTTTATTCAAACTACTTTTTGTGTGTTTCTTAACTTCGCTGGTATTTACCGTATTGGGACTTATAACCAATTCGTTGGTCTTTGTAGCATTTGCAAATTTTTGTCTTTCAACAATAACATCTGCCGCACCAATCTGAGCCATGGTTTGCTCATCTTCAGGTTTAATGCCAAATATTTGCTTTATCCATTTCATTTTTATTCTCCGAGTTAATCTTTTTTAGCTGATAATAATTTCAAAGTTAACATATCGTCTTTGCTTCTGAACCAAACTTCATAACCATTTTTGTACTTGTCATACCTAAAACCTCCATAACGAGGTCCAAACATGTCTTCCAAAAGATCATTAAATCCTTTGACTTTTTTATTAGCATCTCTGACAAATAGACTACAATAGTGTCTGTTTTCCATTTGCCAATTTGCACACCATTCAAGTTCGCTCATTTTAACCTTCATAGATTGCTGAGTTGGCGCCATGTTCTGCACATTCACAACTAACAACATAACAACGATTGTTAGTCATTTCTTTTACTAATTTATCAGCAAAGTTAAAGGCATGTTCGGCAAACTTCTCAACACCAACTCCGTTGAGTAGTGTAAGTTCCGCTAGTCCTTTGCTTTGCAATTCCACAAATGCATCCATATGTGGATCTTCTTTGTCTAATACAACTTTATGATCAAACGTATTTTCCAACCATGCTTTCAGTGGTTTGAGTCCACCAAAGTCAACTACCCAGTTTCGTTCATCTAATTCATTACAACTGAATGTAAATTTAAATTGCAAACTATAACCATGTAAAAATTTACAATGGCTGTGTGCATTTGGCTGTCGAAAACAAGCACTTAATCCAATGTTGTGTCCATATGTTTTTGTACTACAGTATTTTGCCATATATAACTTCCTTATGTTTCCTTATTTATATTAGCATATAATTTGGAATATGCAACCTGAATTGCTTTGGCTTGATAGTAACTATCAGCTAGGGCATTGTGCAAATCTGTTTGCATATCTTTTCTTGGATCTCTATCCAGTAGACTAATAAGTGTTCTTCCATCTCTAACTTGCCAGAAGTTCCAAGGTATTGGTGAGGATAATTGACGATATAGTGTTTCCACTATTGTTACGTCAAAACCATATCCATGACCCCAAAGTACATCAACACCAACCATCCACTTGGTCAAGTGGTTTAGAAAGTGTACCAGCCCGACTCTATCTTCTTCTCCAAAGGCTTCTTCCATTATTGCAGGGTCTTGTTTACCCCACCAATCTATAGTTCCTTGATCCTGTGTTCTGCCAAGTTTTTCCTGTTCATCTATATCTAGTTTGAAATAAAATTCACTGTGAGGTTCACTGTTATTGTTAGGATTAAATTTTACACCACCAATAGTTAAGATAGTTGCATTTGGGTCTGTTGCTAGTGTTTCTAAATCTATCATTGCATGTATTGGCATTATAGTGTCCTCAGTATTTGTTTTATCGTTTGTGCATATATTTGGTGTTCAAGCTCATGTATTCTTGCATGTAGTGTGTGTTCATTATCATCTTCATATACTACACAAGATTTTTGTGCTATTATCTTTCCTGTGTCCATACCTTCGTCTACCCAATGTACTGTGCAACCTGCAATTTTTACTCCTGAATCTAATGCTTGAGGTACTGCATTAGCACCTTTAAAACTAGGCAAAAGACTTGGGTGAATATTTACAGTTGGATACTTGTTTACAAATTCTTTGCTTAGTATCTTCATAAAACCTGCAAGTATTACTAGTTTAGTATCTTTGGGAATACATTCTTCATATTCAACACTGTTGAAAATATAAGGAATGTTAAATTTCTTTGCTCTTTCAATTACTCTTGCAGTTGGTCGATTTGTTATTACAAGGTCTATTTTTATTCCAGACTTTACAATGGCTTCGAAGTTACTACCATTGCCACTAGCCATGCAAACTATCATCCACGCCTCATCTTAGCAATATCCTTAGCATCTTTACTGTCAAACACAGGAACCATATTGCTCTTGTGCATGGTGGCTACTCCCAATAATCGTCTCTCACCCGAGTAAATCTGTCTTTCTTTGGGGGCGGTACTTCCTCCAGGAATAACATCACTAGTAGGGATAGTTGGACTATTAGAGCTATAATCAGGGACAGATAAAATAGAAACGTTAGCATTCTTTTCCTTGTTCCTGGCTATTTGCTCAGGGTGGGCATTCATCTTTCGCAACCACTTTTCATGTCTAGCATCTGCCTCTATTTGTCCTTGTGTTTTCTTTTTAGCTTTTCGCTTTTTATAACTGGTGGTGGTCATGTAAGGACCAACAAGATGCATACTCATACTTACCTCGTTTTAGTTAATCATTTGATAATTGATACGAAATTTCTGTGATTTACCAACCCAAGCCTGATTACCAACTCTTTTGTTAACTCTTACAGTTACTATTGTACCGTTTACATTATACGTTATATCGTACTCATTTACAACTGATTTTGTTTGATTGGTATATTCTTTATGACACTGATTGACCATCTGGTAACCAACAACATTGTTATTACCTGTTTGCGATCCTTTAACTGCACCAATGGCGGCACCTACGGCTGTGGCGGCTTTGTTACCATTACCACTACCAAATTGGTTACCAATAACTCCACCAATGATAGCACCTAATATTGCATTACCATTGTTAGTTTGTCCGTTATTGCCATAAACAGGAACTTGTACTTGTTTACAAACATCACGCGGAACACTTTGATGTATCTGTGTATGTACTGGCTTTACGGCAACAACCTTTCCCCATACAATACTACTTCCTGCATGTGCTGGCGCACAAGCTACCATTCCAATTAATGCTACTGTTGATAATAATTTTTTCATTTTGTCACTCCTCCCCTGTCAGGGTCATCTTTAAATTCATGGATACGATCTTTGTCTATCCACACTTCATAAAACTTTTCTGGTGTTATTGCTTCATCTTTAAAATGAAACCTCTCGTCTTGGTTATCATAATATGCATGCCAAAATTCACTCTTCTTTCGTGCTTCATCAAACGACATAAACAATAATCTCCTATGTTCTAAGTATACTACTATTTACAAATTTGTCAACCTTTAGTCGTTCCTCTCGCCTACACCATAATCAATGGTTACAGGAAATCTAGGAACACCATCATTGCTTAGTTCAAAGTATCTGCAAGTCGCCCAATCTATATTTGGGTTTTCTAACAGTTCCTTTAACTTAGCTTGCGAACCTCTAATACCACTACTAAATGTTGTACCGTCGGGCATTTTAAGAGTAAGTCTTTTAGCATATCCTGCCCAATTACCTTGCCCTTCATGTACTTGCACAACTTCATATTCTTCAGTTATAAACTCTTTCCTTTTCAACAAGCCTTTGCTTCTTTTGTTTTCATACACTGTGTCTTGTCTAACCATTTGACCTTCATAGCCAGCAGTTGTATACTCACCATACATAACATCTATTTCTTCAGTTGTTTCACATATTGCTGAAGCAACCAAATGAATGCCAACTGCCTTTTTGTTTACAAGATGTACATTCTTTTGTATCCAGTTGTATCTCTGCATAAAAGTCATGTTTGGATTAGCACTGTCAAACATATCATATATGTGATACTGTACAAGCTCTTTGCTTTCTGCTAATTCATCAGCACCCAAGTTAACAGTTTTTCTGACCAAACTTGTAATCTTCTGAAAGTTATCTTTTAGTTCATGATTGTAAAGTTCACCATCTAATGTTACTGTTGGGTGGTCTTTAACAAAGTCTGCTAGTGCTTCAGCTATGTGAGGTACTGCAACTATTTCTTTGTTGCTTCTACTGTACAAGCCTCTTGTATTAACAACCATTCTAATACCATCTAGTTTAGGCTGTGTAATACCGCTTGTTACAGGAGTCTTTGTAAAGTCATGTGCTAGCATTGGTTTGAAAGCAGTATAGCTATCAATGTCATTTGCATCTACAAAATAGTCTTTGTCAACGTTTTTAGTCCATTCAGCTTGTGCTTCAAACTCTGCTTGTGTTTTAGCAGTAGTAGCATTGCTTCTACCAACGTTTTTAGCTTCTGTTAAGTTCCATGCTGAGGTCACTTTTTGACCATCTACTAAGCCTGATATAGTTCTTATACCCGCTTCATTTTCATTATTGAAACCAACTTCCATCATCCAAATACGGACTTTGCCTTTGCTATCTCTTTTATATAACGGGTCTAAACTAACTATATTCTGCATATATCACTCCTTAATTGTTATATACAGTATAGCACCAAGATGTCTTGTTGTCAACCTTTTATACAAAAAAAGTATAAAAAAGTATAGTTAGTATTATGCCTTTAATCCAGGCTATCCAAGCTACGCCATACCAGCTGATGCCCAACTTAGCCATCCACCATTCTGTTTGTCGCTTATGCCATTCAATAAATTTTTTCATTGTACTCTCCTAGTGTAAATCAGGATCTCTGCCTAATGTTTTGAGACCTAACATACGTGGTTTATGTTCCACTTCTATATGTAAATTTTGCCTACCCTGCTCAATATAAAACTGTAGCACTGTCTGAGCATGATGCTCATCAGGTAATGTTTCAATGATACAGCCAGTACTATCTACTAGGTAGAAAGTGTAATTCTTATCAGGCTGTAGGGTGGTTGTTTCTAAAGGCGTTCTACTCATATAGTCTAGATCCAGTTATGTGTACTATCCAATGTGTACAATCATCACAGGGGTCATCACAATAGTTATACGCCCACTCGTCCTCTGCCGAACTTATCATGGTAATATATTTAGTGGTAAATATTGTTATAATTTAGTACAAATTTAATAAACAGTCAAGCATAGAAGGTGCTGACGTCAAACTCAGAAGGAGAAAGACATGGCAGAAAAAAGAGAAGATAATACCGGCAAAATGGAAGTAGCAGTAAGAATTCTTGGTAATGAACTTGTTGCACTCAAAATGGTCGTAGATGATTTTAAAATTAAATGGTTAATATACGGTGTTTTAACTATAGTGGCACTAGGATGGGCCGCATCTAGTTTTGGACCACATTTATTTGATATGATAGGAAATAATAATGGGTAAGAAAAAGTCAAGAGCTAAACAAGTATCCAAAGGGATTGTTGGTAATCCGGCAAAAAGCAGATTACGTCATGGAGACGAAGGTTATGCAAGTCAGAGAATTCAAAATCAACTTAAGGCGTTTCTAGCAGGTAAACGTGTAATGTTGACAATACCTAATCCTAATAAAAACGAAACTAACAAACCAATGATTAGAGTACCTGCAAACGAAGTGTGGAAACACGGCGGCAAAAGATGAGTGCAATATTCTTATTCTTGCTATTGATTAAGCATAGTATTTGTGATCTTGCATTGCAAAGTAGATTTACAAAAAGTTTTGGTGATAAGAAAAATCTTACAGATCTTAAAGGATATTTACATGCTGGCGACCATGCGATAGGAACATTCGTAGTAGCTTTACTCTTTGCAGGATTATTACCTGCATTGGGTATTGCTCTACTAGACTTTGTATTGCATTTTATAATTGATTTTATAAAACGTAGATATACACTTGCTAAAAATATTAAAATGACTAGTAAAAAATATTGGGTAATTCAAAGTATAGATCAGATGGCTCATTACACTTGTTACTTTTTTTATGTACTAATTCTTATATAGAATCAAATGCTTTGTTTAAAGCACGTTTAAGTTCGTCATCTGATTTCTTATCTTCCATATCCGTCTGATTAAATGGTAACGGTTTTGTTTTCTTGGGCATTAGTTTTTGTCTAAGATCATCCATTTCTGCTCTTGTATCCTTCTCTGGAGAAGAAACTACTTTTACAGGATTACCTCTGTGTTCTTTTCTGTTTTCATCTAGTTTTTTATGCATAAGGAAAATACGATTTTTAATATTTCTCACTTTTCCTTCAAGGTCGTCGACAGCTAAACTGGCAAACTCCTTTGACGCATCTGATAGTTGCTGATTAAGAATTGTTGCTGTCATGTTCATATTTATATCGCCTTATTCCTAAAGCCTTGGTTGAAAGATATCTTTCAATACTTACACTATCGTTTTGATTACCACCTAATATAAGATAGTAAACTTTACCCTCTTCATCTTTTTCCCAACCTACATAAAATCCTACATGTCCTTGCCAACGATGTCTGCCTCTGGGAAAAACTATTACATCTCCTGCTTGGGGTGTTTCTACTTCTACTCCCCATTCTAAAAAACTTCTAGCAGTTAAAGGTTGAGGGTGTTCCATATCATGTAGATTTTTCATACCACTTTCTTCTAGTACTGCATTCACAAAAGCGGCACACCATTCTGTATAACGTGGATCAACTCCTACATATTGTCTAAGGGCAGTACTGTCTTTATACTCATTCATACCAAGTTTGCTTTCAGCAACATCGATATGTTCTGTAGTATTACAACTTGCAATAGCAAGTAACATTATTGGTAATAAAACTCTCACTACAACTATTTACGTCTATCAGCAACATATAAGATTAGTAGAAGCAGAATCATGCTTAGTATTATCATTGAAGTTGTTGTTGCGTCATCCATGTCTCACTCGTGACAACACCTCCGCAATAGCGAAGGTGTGTCTTAATTACTTTTATTTTCTTGTCCGTGTTGGATTCTTATCCACTATCCTTTTATATGTTACTATTTTTGTTTCAGATCAGTGCCAGCAACTATCTCTCCTTTGAGATTGACTCGTAGTAACTTTAAGTTAATCATACCTTCTAAGGCTTTTTCAATACCATTGCGTTTACCTTGTGTATAACCAAGCCAAGTGCAAAATAAACAAATTGCTACGGCTATATATGATTCATATCCTACGAACATTGCTGACTCCTATTTTTTTGTTGTTATATTATATATAGTATACTTATCGTCAAAAGTCAAGAGCTTAGAATGAAAAACTCATACCAATTGTTACTTCGTCTCTTTCAGCATCGTCAATATCCCATTCTGTTTTACCGTATAATTCTACGTTTTCTCTTACGTCATAGGTGACTTCAAATTCTAAATTTGGTCTGCTACCTTCTTCTAATGTATCAAACAACATAAAGTTATCTTTAGCAGTACTATCGTATATGTGAATCTTTGTTCCAATATCGAGTTCCCAGTCAGTGGCTAAACCGATAGTCATTTCTGGCTCATATACCATTGATGTCTTTTCTGCATCTACTGCATACTCGGCTGTGATTTCGTTTTCCCAACTCCAGTCTATTGCCGAAGCTGACGTTGCGAATGCACCTATAAGTGCAGTAGTGGCTAGTAATGTTTTCATAAATCTTCTCCTTATATTTCGCCAAAAAAAAATGACAAAACCATCGATTGATTCCGTCATTTTTATTTACTAGTTTTTGTGTATTACTTAAAGTAATGCGTTAAAATATTAACTTCACAAAATAAAAACTGTGTGATATATCACACATGTTCTCCACCTGGATCTTTGTCATCCAGTTTAATTTTTTCCCCATTGTTCCACATATGCTGTCTTGTTCTACTTATGGTATGGTAACCTTTTTTAATTTGGAAAGCAGTTTCATTGAAAGTTTCAGGTCTTTTGTCAGCTTCATTGAATACCATAGCAGTGATAAAGATACCACTTATTATTACAATGTGTGCAACTGCACTTATAAAAAATCCATTTAAACTTTCCATAATTACGATACCGAAAATAGCACTCCACATAAAACCAAGAATTGTAAACACCATGTGTCCTACTCTTGGATCAAGTTTACGCAATGGCGAATGTTCGATTGTCATAACACTATTCCACATATCTTTTATGATGATTATCAATGCAAAGGGTGGAAATGCATTAATACTTCTTTTATTATCCATTTGGTTTTCTCCTAAAAAAAGTGCAACTATTCTGTTCCTAGGTCAGTTGCCAACCCGACAGCATTATGCCGCTAGGGCGTAATCTGAAGGTGCAAAGTTATCGTTTGCGTTTAGTTTTGTTGACCTATCACGCGGTCATCCGGTAAACTCCACTCCACTTTCATATCTGTCGATCCTATTTCAGCCCCATCATAAACACACTGGTATAATTCTGCTGATCTTTTGTTTCTTGTAATAAGCAGAATTTGTTTTTTATCTCTATCATATACCAAATACTTTACCAGTGTTTATTCCAATGTGTTTATGGTGGAGCTGTGGGGTACCGCCCCCCAGTCCAGTCTATGTCCATGTTGCTTCAACATTTACAAAGTATATTTATATACTGTTTTTTTGATTTTGTCAAGCATTACTTTTTCCTCAAAACTCCGTCTACTTTTATAAAAGCACCTTCTGGGCTATTAATTGCTGAAATCAATTCTTCCCACATCTTATGACTAATTCTAATATTAGCTTCTTCGTTAAGTACATCGTTCCACTGTGAAATAAAAACCCCTTCGTCTTCCAATTCCACTTTTAAGTCACCTTCATAACCTGCGTCATCTAAGATAACTATTTCGATTGTATCGTGTTCGTATTCCACAGTGTACATTATGCATACCTTTTCATCAGATATTCCAAATCATTTGAACGTTCGCCAGGATGACCGTAGACATATTTTACGTCTATGTTCTTTGGAGTATACTTCCATTCACCAGTGCTAAGAGGACTAAGATAACCTTTATCATTGTAGTATGAATATATGTATTTGTGAGGCCATCCGCCAACACTCACTAACTTGCGTGTCCATCCATGTGCTACTTCAAGTACACTTGCTTCACGTTCAACTACTTTGACCATTCTAGCTTTTAGTCTTTCCCATTCACTGGTCATTTACTTCTCCAATTTAAAACAAACAGTTTTCTTACCTGTTTCTTGGTTTATAAGTGGAATAGAAAGTGCGCCAGGAATTGGTTCTCTACACTTTATTAAATTCCATTCATATCCTGCTTTAATTTGCTCATCTGCTTTTGCAAAAAACTCTGCGTTGTCATGAACGAAAAGTCCTCCGATTAAAGCTACTGCCATTACTACCATTTTATTCTCCTCTCATTGGTTTTGGCACCGGTGGGAGGAATCGAACCCCCGCCTTCAGTTTTGGAGACTGCCGTGCTACCATTATCACTACACCGATTAAAAATTAAGATAACTTTGAGTCATCTTTGTTGCTACTTGGCTAATACCTAAATCCCATTGATTGGGTGGCGCCGTGTCCCACATAAAATCTTTTGTATACTGCAAACGATTCCACATGCTCTTGCCTTCAGTCCTACTTCCAAGTAATTCACTTTCCAGTTGTCCAGGTCCCCATGTACAATTTCCTACAAGTACTCTCCAAAAATTAGGAAACTCATTGTTGTTGAGCATTTGTATCATCTTTTTGTCTCTGGTCATACAAAGGTTGTCATTAAGTACAACTGTATTATCTTTTATTTGTGTTTCACTAGAGTGTAGCACATAAACCTGTGTAATGTCAACTGGACCTCCATAGTATAAAGGACACACTACACCCAACTGAATACTTTTACGAAGTTTAACTGCAATCCTAGGTTCTACTTCTTTATTAATTACCCATCCTTTTGCTCCGTCGCCACTATGATCAGATATATAAACTATGCTATTGCGAAAGTTTGTATCGTGCATATTTGGCAAACTAAGTAAAAAACTTCCTTGTGTATTAAGCTCGCTACTTTCCAAAATCTGTTTCCATATCTACAGGTGCTTCATATATCAATCTAGCCATATATTTTATATCATCTATCAAATACTCACATTTCCTTTTGTCATATGATCCACTTGTTTTAAATCTTTCTCTGTGCAACTCAATCGCTCGTGAATGTAATACTTCTATTTTCTTGTAGTAATTTTCAATGCTTTGTGTCATTAGCTTTCCTATGTAATAGTATTGTAACTGTATTTAATGTGTTTGTCAATAAATAGTTGTACGGAGAGTATAAAAAAATGGACGCAGAAATAATGAGTGCCTCAGGCGTAGGGCTAGAACTTACCAATTTACTAATGCCTTTTATAAGTGCATTATTACTACTTGTCATAACATTATGGTTTAAAGATTTTGCAACTAAAATTGCAAAAGGAATGGCTTTCAAAATGAACAAAAGTTTTAACGAAGGCGATACTGTAATACTAGATGGACAAGATGCACTTATTGTTAAAATTGGATTGAGTGAAACTGTATTTGGTGTATATAGTACAAAAGGCTATACATGGCGTTATGTGCCAAATGAGCGTATTCCTATGTTGAAACTGGAAAAAGTTATTAACAAAGATCTCCATTTAGATACTGAACAAGAAAAAGCTGAAAAATTGCAAGGCTTGATTGACCGAGCTCAGGACACTCAAATTGGTGCAAACAAAAATGCAATAGAGGAGATCAAGAATGGGAACCGACGTAAAAAGTGAATTTAGTTTTAGTAATGCATTGCATTTCGCAGAATTAAGTAATCTTGCATATCAAGAAGAAGAACAATTTAAAAAAACTGCCTCTGCTATGGGTTATAAGAATGTCAAATACTTTAATGTAGACGGTGCCCAAGCATATGGTATGAGCAAACAAGATTACATTGTGTTGGCATTTAGGGGTACGGAACCATCACAATTCAACGATATAAAAGCAGACTTAAATGCACTTCATGTACGCAACGAACTAGGCAAAGGTCGTGTACACAAAGGCTTTAAAAAAGAAGTAGATGATATCTGGGAACAAATAGAAGCCTGGGTATCCAAACGTAAATTTCTACAAGCCTATACTTGTGGACACAGTTTGGGTGGTGCTATGAGTACTATTGCTTGCAGTAGATTACCGGAAGGTACTATTTGTTATAACTACGGATCACCAAGGGTTGGTACACCTAGTTGGGTTCGTGAATTTGATAATAAATTTACATTGTATAGATTTGTAAACAATAATGATATAGTTCCTAGAGTACCGTTTGCCATCATGTGGTACAAACATGCAGGTAAATTATACTATATCAACACACACGGTAATATAAGAAATGCTACTGTATGGCAAAGACTAAAAGATAGATTTAGAGGTTATCGAAATGCATGGAAGAAACGTCAATGGTTCGATAGCATTTATGACCATGCAATGCCCAAGTATGTAAACCGTATACATGACTTTCCATTTTACACAAATGATATGAAACGTTAAACAAAGTTAGGACCACGTGCCCAAGCAATAAGACTTTGTCTTTGACCACTAATAATTGGTGTTACGTTGTGTGGCATAAAACTTGGAAAAAATAAAGCACTATTCTTTTTTATTTTTCCTACTTCCCAATTAGCTTGTTTACTAGCAAATTTAAACTCGCCACCTTCATAGTCGTCATTCAGCAGTATGCTTGCACTAATTTTTCGTATTGTTCTTCTGTCAGGATATCTGATCATACAATCTACATGCCAGTCGAACTCATCATCAACACTATAATTTAAATGTTGTAGTTTTTCTATTAGGTCAAGTGCAAAATGAAATTTGGCATCATTAGCCCATTTAAATGCATTTTCTAAATGTTTATATATTTCTTGCATGGGACCTTCATTTTCCAATCTAGTTGGAACTGCTTTGGTAATGTGTCCGTCTGCTTGATCAGGCTCTGTGTTTTCTACTGTTTGATTAATAATATCTAGTTGTTCTTGACTAAAAATATTCTCAATAATAAAATGCCATGAATTATCTATAGGTTCTGGATTTCTTATATAATGTACCATAGTTCAACTTAACATCAATTATTGTAATTGTCAATGTTTATCTTTGAATTGCTTGCCCATTTCAATCATGCGTTGTTGGTATTCTTTAGCATTATTAGGTTCATATCCACCACCTGTGCCATCGACTCCAAAGTTACAACTGGCTACTGCTAATAACCCAGCTAGTATTACCCATGTACCTTTTTTCATCCAACCTAAAAATCTAACATAAGTTTCTTTTGCTTCTAGTTCTGCCGCTTCTCTTGGTGTCATTAGCTACCCCATCCTGCGTGATCTTTGTCTTGCATTCTCACATGTCTGGTAGGAAGTTCATTTTCCAAAGGACCTAAACAATCATAAATTGGATTTATTTCAAGCCATCTTTGTTTTTGTTCTTCATTGTCAAAATTCATTTCCATTGCTGAACCATTACTACGATTTATTATTGTTACTTTCATGTACGATTGCCTCTTAGTGCAAAAAATAATCCACCTACCCATAATAGAACATGTAGGTTATCGTAAAGTATTACATCCATAAGACTTTCTGGTTGTCCTACCCATATAACACCTGTCATAATACTACAAATTGTAATACCACAAAAACGTGTAAGTAAATCACCGTATTCACTTAACCATGCCCAGCTAGCTAACAATCCAGCTACAAGCAAACCAACGCCTGCACCTAGTTCACCATAAGCCGCAAACCACCATACAATGTATGGAAGTTCAAAACTTTCAGCATCTTCTATTGAAAGTGGTAATTTACTTAAACCTTGTTGTATGAACACAATAGCCAGCGGAATTCGCAGTAGCCAATGACTCAAACAAAACTCAGGTATTCTGCTTGTTATATTGGTTAACATCATAGGTCAGCCAATATTGCTTTCATTTTCTTTTTACTTTTGCCACGCCATTTCATGTCAGCGATAGCATCTAAGTTTGACGTGTCGTCACCAACAATTACCATTGCAATCATGCCCATTGCTTTGTGTGGTGTACATTGATACATGTATACTCCTGGAGTATCAAAAGTAATTGCAACTTCTTTGTTGTTTTTTGATTTCTT